ATTGTTTTTTTTGTTGCATCACTTGTCATTTGACCTAACGACGTTGTTATTACTGTTCCCTTACTGTTTAATACTTTAACATTTAAGCTGTTCCAAAGACTTTGATAATCGTTTGTAGTGATACTTGTATCTAGTTTTGTTTTATTTGTGATTTTTATTGTTTTTGTATTGTCTTTTCCTACAATAAAAATTTCATTATTTTCATTATTATATGAATCTATTACATTAAATGATATTTCTCCGACTCCTTTTAACATGTAAAATTTATCTTCTTGTGTGTTTGCGAAGAAATTTTTAAATATGTCAAGATACATAAGTAGGGGTACACCGTTTTTTTGTACACCTGTGTTGGCGGCTGCTCCTTTCCTTTTTGATTTACTCCATCCAAGATATTTGTATAAGGACGATGCTGAAATGTTTGTTCTTGCTTCTGTTGCTGTTCCGTACGTTTTAGCTAACATCATAGGTAATTTAATGTCACTCATTTTCATACCGATTCCCGTTCGGTTATTGTGTAACCAACTGTTATATAGCCGGAATCCTCCGAAGAACATGAAGTGTTGTAGTTTGAGTGATCCGAATAGCGGTCCAAGTGTCGGTTGGCTCAGTGTTTTGTTGATTAAGTTTATGTCAATGATATCTCCTTTTTGACAGAGTATTTTACAGAATGGCACAAGCATTCCTACTCCGAGTGAAGTTCTGCATATCGTTGATATATCATGAGTAGACATGTCATAGTCTCTCATTGCGACTTTCATTTTATTGTTGTCGCCTAGTGTATTTTTCCCTAAAGTTCTTACAATTGTCATAATTTAATTCTCCTCTTTTTTTGTTGTTTCTTTTTGTTTTTCTTCCCATTGATCTGCTTTTTTGCAAGCGTAGATCAATGCTACTACTAAATTCCAATCTGTTGCGTCAATTACTTTTTGAGCTTCTTCTTCCGATTGAAATACTTGCTCAGTAGCCAAGTGATTACCAATAGTAATGATAACTTCATCTGATTCTGCGTCTTTTTTTCTGATTTTAAATGCTTCTTTTAAGTTCATGATTTTTATTTTTTTGGGTTAATATTGATTTGTGTACTGTCAGCTGAACTAGTTGTTGTTTGTTCGGTTTTTTGAGTACTGTTACTGTTATTTTTGCTTACGCTTAGTGACATAGTGCAGCTTTGCGCTGTTAGGACTGCTGTAATACTGATGATTGCGGTACATACAATTTTAATAATTTCGTAAATAATCTTTTTTTTATCCATTTTCAAATAATTTTAATTGTAAATGTTCACACCATTCTTTATAAACTTTTTCTTTGTTGTAAATTACGTTACATAATAACCTCCTTTCTTTTTTAATAAATATGTAATGTTTTTGTATTTCATCATCGATCATCTCGAATCCTTGCATTTCTTCATCCGTATGGCTGTTATACCATACGAATGCTTTCATCGCTTTAAATGTATTGAATCTTTTTTGACCGATACTATATATCGGTCTTTTTTTCTTCTTCTTTATCATCTTTTAGCATTATTTTATTTGTTTCTACCACACATACTAATTCGAATACTTCATTATCTGTACTTTCTTGTGCTATTCCTAGCGCTGTTTTATACGTCCATTTTGCACTTAATTCACATAAGTGAATTTTGTTGTTATCTTTTCTTTTTCTGATAATTGTCCAATTTGTTGCTGCCATGATTATACCTCCTCTTCTTTAGATTCGTTGTAATATACACTTTTCAAACTTCTCACACGGAATAGTTTCACTTCCCATTTTACGTCTTTTCCCATTTCTATTAATTTGTCATAGATGTTCATGTATGTTTCATGCACTCCTTTTTCTCCTATGATTTCTCTAATTATCATAGTTGTGTCTTCGTTGTTAGTTGCGTAAACTTCTACGCAAAGTTCGCTTGTAATTTTTTTAATATCCATAATCTTTTGTTTTTGTTGTTTCACGTGAAACGGTTAATACTCTTGTTTTTTTGAACACTGCAAAGGTATGTGATTTTTTTGATTCTCCAAATTTTCTCTGATTCTTATAACTTTTTTTAACGTTTCCATAGCGCGAGCGACAAATACAGGGTTCTAGGGCGTTGCCCTAGAGCGTTAGCACCTTGATATCGCCAAAGGCGCATACCACGACCTTTTGGTCGGGTACACGCCTGTCCTTAATTAGGTATTGTAGGTAGCTGCCCTTCTGTCCTTCTCTACCTTTTCCTCCCTGTAAAATTAAAATAAAGCCTGCCGCATGGTGTAGTCCGTTCGTTACGGACAAGACGTTTTCGTGAAACGAAAACTAGAAAGGACAATACTCTGCTGATAAGTATTGGTACATAATATCTTCCTCTTCTCTTCTGATCTGCCTTCGTTGTGCTTTCTTTCTGTTTGTCAGATTTTGTAACTTTTCCATCCGATTGATCGCTTTTTTTCTTTCGATTTCCTCGATACTGTCTTCGTGTAGGCTGATTCCATTTTCATTTTTTTCTTTGAGTAATCTTTCGTAGTAATCTTTGTTCACCGTGTTAGCTCCTATCACTTCGAACCCTTTCACCCATTTTACTCCTTTATCTTCGGCATATAGCCACAGTAATTGTCTTTGATCATCTGTATATATGGTTGTTTTGTAGTATCTTGGTAATGGTAGATCTTGTCCGTTATGTGCTTTATATGTAATAATTGTTTTTTCCTTATTCCATTTGTGTTTTAGTTGGTTTTCTTTTGCATAGTTTGCTCCAAGCCCTTTGCTGCATAGTACTATTGATATATAATCAGGATTGTCTTCATCCTTTTTTGTCATGTATTTTGATACATAGTTTATTGTTTTTTCATTGACATATCTTCCGTAATATTTGTATCCGTCTATCCAATTTTCGTATAATAGTTTTGTCAGTTGCCATTTGGTCTGTCCTTCCCTTGCATAAAATAGTCCATGTAGGTGTATTCTTCTTGTATTGGTATGTCCTTTTTCTGTTACACACCAATGTTTTACTGATCTTCCCGTTGCTTTTCTAATCCTTTCTAGAAATAATCTGTGTATTTTTGTAATTATTTCATTATCTTGTGATCCGTCGTCTTTGAATCCATATTTTTTACAAATATATTCATATCTTTGTGGAGATACTGTTCCTGTAAAAAACACTGCATGAGGTGTTTCTTTCAGTTGTTCGTAATTTCTGATTCTCCATTCTCTTCTCTTTTTTTTACGACATTCGAAGCAGTGTCCGCATTCTACTTCTACATATCTGAATCTTTCGTCTGTACACACAGGCGGTCTCCACCCATTCTTTCGATTAGGCAGAAACCGCTTGTTTAATACTTTTTTTGTGAAGTAACACATTATTTTTTGATTTTTTTTGCGATAGTTTCTAGGATTTGTGCTCCGTTTTTGAATTTCATGATGGTTTCGAGAATTCCGTTTATTCTGTCCACTCCTCCATAGATCCATTCTCTTAGGTTCTGATCGGATTTGAGTTCGTATTCGTTTTCGATTTTTTTGAGCATATTTTCCGCCTCTTCTTTTGCAGCCTCTGCGGACATTCTTCTCGTCATCATTTCGTAATAGAAGTTTTCTACCTCTTTTTCGATCTTTCTTGCTGTATGATAATTTACGTCTGTAGCTGATTCTGCGAGTGATCCTTCTTTTTGGATTTTTGCTATTTCTGACACGAGACGAGTTACTCTATCTTCTTGTGTTTTGTCTAGATATTCCCTATCTAATACAGCAATTTTCCACTCTTCGACTGCCTTATCTGCGTTTGCTGCTGCTGTTTTCATATTGCTTTGCTCGATATTTTCCCTACTTGTTTGGATTCTGTTTTCAATCTCCTGCCATTTATTCTGCAATTCTTGCCCTTCTGTGTCTACTCCTGCGATTTTATTGGCTTCGGCAATAGTTTTGGTTGCCTGTGCATTTGCAAGTCTATTTTGGGCTTCTATTTGCTTCAGTTGTAGTCCCATTGCTTCTTGTTGCAGTGCTACTTCTACCGGATTGGTTTTTGGTGCGTTTGGCTGGGTTGCTGTTCCTCCAGCCGTGCTTGCTGCTGATCCTCCTCCGTTGCCGTACATGAGCCCTACGCTTAATCCTGCTTTTTCCATTTCGTTTCTTTGTGCCCCAAAGTTGGTATCTTTCCACATTTGAAGATTTCTTCTATATTCAGCGTCTGCTGCCTGTTGTCCGTAATTATATTGTAGACCCATTCCTTTTTTTTCGTACTCCCATGCTTTTCGCATTAGTTCTTCTTGGTCTTCGAGTCCATTGTTTTTTCCGAACATACCTTTGAATACAGCGCTTGTTAATCCTTTGGCTGCTATTCCTGTTAATGTTGCTCCTAATCCCATGATAATAAATTTTTACGTTCTTCGAGCTTACTTTTGAAGAAGCTCTACCTATATTTACTTGATATAATATGCTATATGCGTACTGCGCTTTTTTGGCTTTAAAAAGCGGACATAAATATTTACATCCGCCCTTTTCGCATATAGTGTTCGTAGTCGTACCCGACTAGTTGTCTCTAGTTGGATTTGGTTCAGTTACTCCTCCTTCGGTTTGACCTTCTGCTGCTTTTGGCGTTTCGGCTTCTCCCTTTTTGAGGTATTCATTCAATTTGTAGTTATTGACTCTATCCATTGCGTCCATGGCTAAAGCCCACTTGTCCGTTCGTATGTTGCAATCTTCTCTTACTCCTGCCTGTTTAGGCGTGTAGATCATAGGTGCTCCGTCCGTCAACGGTTCGTTTTCGTCGAGAATTCTCTGGATTTTTTTGATTAAGGTTTCACCTTTTTCTGTCATTTCGATCATTCCCTCGAAGTTATTTACTCTTATTTTGTTAATTGTTTTCATGATTATAAGAATGGAATTTGTTTAGCACTATAGTTACCTCGTCTCGTTGCCTGTACCACTGTTTGTACCCAGAAGTTTTGGCTGTCTATTGATGTATCAGCAAAGATTTCGATGTATTTCTGCGGATCAATGTATGTAGTTAAGTCTTTAATCGTGTCATCACTACCTACCTCGTAACGTCTGTTGAGTACCATAAAGTCTAAGGCTTCTCCTGCCGCAAAATCTCCGTATGTACGGTTATAGTTAGTCATGTAGTCGATCCAGGCTACGGTTTTGTTCGCTGCTAGGTGTTTTAATTGATTAATTTGTCCTCCATCTTGATATGTGGATGTTTCTCCGACCATTTGTTCTTGGATCAAATCTTGGTATCCGATTCCGTCAAGCGCTGGCTTGTGTAGATCGTCAATTGTTTGTAAGTTTAAATCGAAGTCGTTGCCTTGTGAATAATCGATCATCGGTGTGATAGCCATCAATCCCATGATATATCCCGGTTCTTCGCATTGATAGTGTATGTGTCCGTTATTTATTGGTTTACCTCCTCTTCCGATTGCTGCGATGTCTCCAAGTGGTTGATTACCGTATGTTGTTTCTGTTGCACTTTTTGATATCACTTCGTCGAATTCGATATATTGCGTCATACCTCCGATAAATACGGGCGTTTCTGGTCTATCAAGATATTTTCCGGCTGTGTATACTGTTTCTAGCCAATCTCGATATGTACCTCCTGCTACTGCGATTCTGTTCAGCATGTTGTAGACTTTTTGTTGCAAGTTCAATGCATCCATTGTCAACTTTCCGTCATTGGCTGTGATGTCGATGCTTGTTATCTCTGTAATACCTCCTGCACCGTCGATCCAATCTGTTTTTATCCAGTTATTGAAGATGTCGCTGTCGTATGTTTTTAGCAACATTCCGCCTAGTTTGTTGGATTGGCTTATGATGATGTCGTTTATGAAAGTTGACAAATCTGTGCTTCCGTTATTGTTTGCTCCGACATTTGTTCCTGATAATGTGAGTGTTTCATTGCCTTTTTTGTGTAGAATTACATCTCTGATTTGATCAAGTAATTTTAGATCGTATTGACCTAGTTCTGTTTTTAAGAATTTTTTTGTTTCTGCTGTCGTGGAAACTAGTAGTATTGTTGCGAATGGATTAGCATCTATATTGTTTAATGTGATTGTTTTTTTTGTTGCATCACTTGTCATTTGACCTAACGACGTTGTTATTACTAGAT